TATTAATGCCCTCGGCCACGACTGGACCCTGCTTTACAACCGACTAAACCGTTTTGGTGGAAAGGTAATCGCTGGCGACTATAAGGCTTGGGATGGAAAACTCGACCCGGATGTTATGTTCGCTGCTGTGGAAGTAGTTAACAAATGGTACGACGACGGCCCTGAAAACGCCTTAGCCCGCCTCACCCTGCTCGAGCAGATGATCCACTTGCTAACAGTCTATGGAAACACTGTGGTGTCAAAATCACAAGGTGTCCCCTCTGGTGTCTCAATCACCGCTGACTTGAATGGACTGGCCAATTGGTTCTATATTCTCATTGCCCTACAAACTGTCGCTGTCGAGAAGACGATCAAGTTTGACCTGTCTGAATGTTCCGATCAACTGGAACTTTCAGTCTATGGCGACGACCACGTTGTCGCACCTTCCGCCGAGATCCGTGAGTGGTTCTCATTTCATGACGTGCAAAAGTTCTTTGTTGACCGAGGAATTGGTTATACTGATGCACTGAAGAAAGGCGGGGTTCAACCTAGATTCCTTGACCTGGCTCATGATACTACCTTCCTGAAACGTCGTTTCGCTCCCCACCCTAAACTTGTTAACCTTGTCCTGGCACCGATCGAAACTCAGACCATACTTGAAGAGATCAATTGGATCCGTGAAGACCGTTCTCGAACGGCGATCCGCGATGCAATGTACCAGAACCTGGCCACTGTACAAGGTGAGGCCTACCACCATGGAAGAGAGTATTTCACCCAACTCCAGAACGATATCAACCGTTGCCTATCCCAACTCCGGGATCAAGACTTGCGCCACAGTGGGTCTAGCGATTGGTGTTCTCTTACGAAAGACTTCAGATCTTACGACGAAGAGTGGCTCTCCTGCCATGTTTAGTCGCCCTTGAAGTTGCCGTTTATTGATTCAGATCAACAACATCTCGTTTTAGGACTTGGTGTTGTCTCAACCTTTCTATATCTTTTAAATTCCGCATGAAAACCTAGCTTTTGGCTCGCTGGGAATTCATTTTTGTTTTGTGTGTTTGCTTAATTGTAAAAAAAAAAAAAA